CTAACCTGGCCCAAAGGACATCCACAGGCCGGCGAGCCCATACTGCTACGCGACTATCAAGTGAACATTGTGAATGACTTTTTGGCCAATCCACAGTGTTTGCAAGAAGTGGCCACGGGTGCTGGTAAAACTATCATGACAGCGGCCTTGAGTCATTCAGTATCCCCTTATGGACGTAGTATTATTATTGTGCCCAACAAAAGTCTGGTTACACAAACCGAAAAAGACTATGTGAATCTAGGTCTTGATGTTGGAGTATACTTTGGTGACCGCAAGGAGTTTGGACGTCAGCACACCATATGCACCTGGCAAAGTCTAAATGTGCTGCTGAAGAATACCAAAAATGCTCAGGCAGAAATCACTATTCATGACTTTCTTGAAGATGTGATATGCGTGATTGTTGACGAAGTACACATGGCCAAGGCAGATGCTCTAAAGACTCTGCTCACAGGTGTGATGAGTCAGGTACCTATCCGCTGGGGACTCACAGGCACCATACCCAAGGAACAATTCGAAAGTCAAGCACTCAAGGTCAGTATTGGTCCCACTGTGAGTCATCTAGCCGCAGCCGAGCTACAAGAGCGAGGAGTTCTAGCTCAGTGTCATGTAAACATTGTGCAGCTGGTAGATCATGTTGAGTACAGCAACTATCAAAGTGAACTCAAATATCTACTAGAAGAGAGTGGTAGACTAGATGCTATTGCAGGCTTGGTCACAGAGATCACACAAACAGGTAACACATTGATACTTGTTGATCGCATTGCAGCAGGGCAAGAGCTGGTAAATAGATTGCCCAATGCAGTTTTCATTTCAGGGTCCACCAAGGCAGGGGACAGACAGGAACACTATGACGAAGTGGCAGAGGCAACAGACAAAATCATCGTCGCTACTTACGGCGTTGCTGCTGTTGGTATCAATATTCCCCGCATTTTTAATCTTGTTCTACTTGAGCCTGGCAAATCTTTTGTACGAGTTATACAAAGCATTGGGCGGGGAATACGCCGAGCAGAAGACAAAGACTTTGTTCAAATCTGGGATATCACATCCACCTGCAAGTTCGCCAAAAGACATCTAACTAAACGCAAGGCCTACTACCGTGATGCACGGTATCCTTTTACACATGAAAAACACGAATGGATGAAAATAAAATAACAGTACCTGTTGGCAATTTTGCCATTGGCTCAGGCCAGCCCTTGACAGTGATTGCAGGGCCTTGTCAAATTCAAAGTCTAGACCATGCATTAATGATGGCCACAGCCTTGAAAAAGATCTGTGAAGAGTTAAGAGTAAACTTTATCTACAAAAGCAGTTTTGACAAAGCCAATCGTACTAGTATCAGCACTAAAAGAGGTCCTGGAATCAAAGAAGGCATGGATATTATGTACGGTGTAAAACAGGTTCTAAATGTGGCTACACTTACAGATATTCACCATCCTGATCAAGCCAGTACTTGTATTGCTGCTGGTATAGATGTATTACAGATACCTGCATTTCTTTCCAGACAGACAGACTTATTATTGGCAGCAGGTGAATCAGGTGCTGTGGTTAATATCAAAAAAGGTCAGTTCATGGCACCCGGTGATGCGGCTCGTGCAGCAGAAAAGGTCGCTAGCACTGGCAACAATAGAATCTTACTATGCGAACGAGGAGTAACACATGGATACAATAATCTTGTGGTTGACATGCGTAGTCTACCTATCATGGCACGCTCTGGTTATCCCGTGGTATTTGACTGCACACATAGTGTTCAACAACCAGGAGGATTGGGAACGAGTTCTGGCGGGGATCGCGGGATGGTACCCTTCCTCGCCCGAGCAGCAGCGGCCACAGGATCAGTAAATGCACTGTTTATTGAAACTCATGAAGACCCTGATTCGGCTCCCAGCGATGGGCCAAACATGATACCATTAAATCATATTAGAGAGTTGATACTACAGTGCAAATCAATTCACGATCAGGTTGCAGCGTGGCCAAAAATAGTGTTATAATATTCTTATGAAAATACTAACCCTTGACAACTGCTCTTACGATCTGAACACGCTGCCTGAACAAGTTGACGATTTACGTTTTGCAATACTAGACAACAGCAATCCCAGCGACCCAGACTATCATTATATTCCTTTGATATTTTTAGAAAGCTTCAACTCCCCTTCATTGGTACTACGCATTGGTGATCATAAAATCAAGATGCCTGTAGATTGGCAAGTGTTGATAGGAGAAAAAGACTTTGGTGACCTTGAAGTGTTGCCACTTACTCAAATAAATGATCGAGGATTCAATGTGTTTGAATTCAATCCATTGACTAGTTTTAGACCAAGTTTTCCTCCCATAGAAATAGTTGACGTGTATCACGATGTGAACTGGTATTCACCCAAACTAAAGAATGGACAGTTATTAGCAGTGCCATTGAATGATGATCCAGAACCACCCTGTGTGTATTTTGTCAAGGATATTTCTCGCAACTGCGAAGTAGTGGACTACAGACGAGCATGGTAACTCCACGATGGCCTCGTGCTGCTATAGATTTTCACAACCCCAACGTGGTTTTTGTGTTGTACCCTTGGGGTGCTGGTGGCAAATTTGTGATAAACAGCATGGCAGTGAGTCGCAGAGCTGTGATGCAGCATGCTGGCATGGCACAAAAGCAATTGAATAATAACTTGTCATCCGAGCAAAAACAAGAGTTCATACTTCAACGATTAGAGCAAGAAAGCGGACGTTGGCAGGATCTACATCTTGGGGCGGATACGCTTACAGGAGTCAACGAGCGCATGTATATCTCTGCGCCAATCAGCTCTGCACAGTATTGGCCTTGGACCCCTGTGATGTCCGAACTGTGCGAATCTAAATTTACATGGTTTGTTGATGTACATGACACAGGACACCTTGAAGCCAGCTTGAGAGTTTGGACACATGCTAGAATAATAAGATTTGTTAACACTGATCAATTTCTAGACTGGCGGCAAGTCAACTACAACAGAGAATCACTGCAACAGTTTTGGAACAGCATTCGTGATACCACATGGCCCAATCAGCCTCCAGAAACCTACCAACAGTTCTGCGAGTTGGATCGTGGTATTCAACAGGAATTACTGCACCTACGCCAAGGGGATATTTTTCGATACATTCAACATCCACAGGCCAAACAAAGCATGGATCGTGCAGTGAAACTTCAGCAAGACAAACTATGCGCTAGGTTTGAAACCTGGAACTTTGATGCTGATGCATTGTTGCACACGGATCAATATCTGCAAACCATGCAGGACCTTTATCACTGGATTGATCTTGATGATTTTGACAAAGCCTTTTTAGAATGTTATCATAAGCAATGGCTAAAAAAAGTACAAACAGTTCCAATCTAAAACCACGTGCTCCTGTAAGTGACAAACTCAACATAGGCAATGAAATGCGATGTTTTGATCTCAAAGATCGTGCTTTCTATGACAGCCTTACCGAAGAAGAACGCAAAAAGTTTTCACCTTATCTCATGATACGTTGGGGTAGTGCTGTGGAAGGCAGTGCAGACCTACAGAAGTTTTATGTGATTGCCACTAATGAAAGATTAAACAAACATTTTTTTGCTGTGAACCGCCATCCCAAACTGCAATGGCTCATGGCAACTTCAGTAAGCCCAGGACTAGGCGCACAGCGACATAATTGGATCGCGCCTAAGAAAAAAGAAAGCAGCAACTCGGCAAGACGTAAGTTTTTGTCTGAGATCTATCCAAACTTAAAAAACAGCGATCTTGACACTCTATGTGCTGTGATGACCAATGATGAATACAATCAACTGCTGCGTGATCATGGAGTAGACAAGTGATCACAGATGCAGCAACACATGCCTGCTCATTCTGTAATAAAACTTTTCGTCGTGAAAGCAGTCTAGAAGTACATCTGTGCGAAGCCAAACGTCGCTGGCGTGAACGAGACGAGCGTGGCGTACAACTAGGGCTTATGGCCTATCTAAAGTTTTATGAATTTCACCAAGGCAGTTCTCGCCTCAAGGGCTTTGAAGATTTCGCTGCCAGCAATTATTATCGTGCTTTTGTAAAATTTGGAAGGTATTGTGTTGACTCTCGAGTGATTAATCCATTGTTGTTCATGGAGTGGTTGCTCAAGAACAATCGAAGAATTGACTATTGGTGTCGTGACAGTTATTATGGAGAGTGGTTGAATGAGTATGTACGTGTGGAGTCAGTGCAAGATGCTTTGGAACGAGCACTCCGAGAAATGCAAGACTATGCTGACGGAAACAGTGGCCTTGCTGGCTTTAATCACTATTTTAGGTACGGTAATACTAATAGGATCTGTCATCATATTACCACTGGTCGTGTTAGTCCTTGGGTTGTGTATAACTGTGCCAGCGGTGTTGATTGGTTGGGCAGCCTTAACTCGGATGGCTTGGCCATTGTTCTTCCTATTATTGACCCTGATTTTTGGAATCGTAAGTTTGAAACTTTCCCTGCTGACGTAGAGTGGTGCAAGCATATACTCAGTGAGGCTGGACTTTGACCTTGGTAAAGATAAACCTTGACAATTACAACGACACTGCTCTGGGTTGGCGAGCACAAAAAGGAGTAGAGCTTAGTCACTGGTGTAGAGAGCATGGACTTGATATTGCAATTGACTATACCTGGTCTTTTGAACATGCAATAAACGAACTGCACTTTGAATTCAAAGACGCTGCATTTGCCAGTTTCTTTGCTCTTAAATGGGGTGGTGCCCGATGATCTCATTATCTGTGACCGCTGATAGACAAGACTATTTTGGTCAAGAGATTTTTGACTTGTTTGTGGCAGAAGCACAATGGCGCAGTAATTATGAAAACACGCCTGCTATTGCTTACCAACCACCACAACCAGACACAGTAAACATTCTGTTCTTGAGTATGCCAGACTCAGTACCTGATGATCTAGATCTTTATCACTTGGTGTTGTTAGACAATGCTGATGAAGCTTTTGGTCGAGGCACTGAAATCATGTATCAAATTCTTTACCAACATCAGCACAGTTTTTTGGTGTGCAATAGTCTGTTACATCCTGATCATTTTAGGTATTCGCGGTTACACTCAAGAATCATAACCACTATGCTGCACTGGAACTATCATCGTCGTGCCTATATAGAGCCAATGTTTGCGCCCAGCCGTGAATATCAAACTCCAACACCGCTGCGGGGTTCAATGATCTACATCAACGGACGCAACCGGAGTTGGCGTGAACACATAACCTGCACACTTAGATCTCAGGTGCCTAGACTCGCGCAGCACAATATCTTACACAATCACAGTGTGAGTGAAACCAAGTTTGTGTGGTACGAAGACAGCTATGATACTCAAGCCAGAGAATACTTTAATACACAATACTGTAACCATCAAACCAATTCTGAACCTCCTGAACAAAGATGGCCATCACTGCCCATGGGTGTTGCTGGAAGATTCGGGCAACTAGAATTCTACGATAGATTTTTTCCGGCTTTTAGGCAGCACCATGTGATTGTGTATCCGGAAAGCACCTGGCAAAACAATATCTTGAGTTTGAATGAGAAGTCTTTGAGATGTTTTCTGCACCAACGTTGGGCGATGCCGTTTGGTGGTGCAAACATGCATGCACTGTTTCAACAACAGGGACTGGCCACAGCTTGGGTGTTGCTACCTCCAGAACTCGCTGTGTTTGATCAGTGTCTGGATCATGTGCAACGTTGGCAGCAGCAATGCACAGCACTGAATTGGCTGTTAGATCACCCTGAAGTGTTTGATTCTGAGTTCGCTCAAATGACTTTGATGTCTAACCGTGCGCAGTGTATAGTGTTATCAAGTCCTGCTGGCGCACAGCTTTACAATATAATCTATGAAAAAACCTGACATTGACATTGACCTAGCAGATCGTGATCAGGTTTTGGCCTTGATTGAACACACTGCTGCCTGTCAAATACAGGATAACAAACATCGAAAACACAATTCAGGTGTGTATGTGACACCTATTCCCTATGATCCAATCAATAACTGTGCTGCCATAGACTATCGCGCAGCCGAAGAACGAGGATACTTTAAACTAGATCTACTGAACATGTCGGTGTATCAGGGTATTCGTGATTACACACACTATCAAGAACTACTGGACCAAACACCGCCTTGGCATAGACTGCAAGAACCTGACTTTGTGCAACGCATTGTGCATATTAATAATCATTATGACCTGCTGCGCAGTCTGCCAGAACCCGTTAACAGTATTCCAAGAATGGCTATGTTTCTAGCTTTGATACGTCCGGGTAAAAGACATTTGGTTGGAAAAATCTGGCAGGAAATCAGTGAATCTATCTGGGAAAGTACCGAGGAAGGCTACAGTTTCAAAAAGTCTCATGCTGTGAGCTATGCAGTGCTGGTTACCCTGCACATGAATCTAGTCAATACGTCTGACTAATGTAATGCTCTTGCGCTTGGTGCGCTTTTTGCTGATGTCGTTGAGGCTGCACACAGGACCGTGAATAATCATTAGATCACGATTCATAAAGGTACGCAAACAGTGTCTAAATTCGTCCCAATCTCCGCGCAGGAATATGTTTATGGGTATGCTGCGATTGCTTTCCCACCACCAAACGTTGGCCAGTTCAATAAACCGCTGTTTTTGATCCTGAGACACTAGTGCCCCAAAATCATAGATAGTGGTGATTGTTTCGTCCCTGTTTTGCACTACTCCCACGTATTCTGCATCAGCATACACACAAAGTGTGATAAATGGGTATTTTTCAGCCAGCCTATCAAAAAATTCTCTGCCCATAAATATTATTCGGAGATCCTTATGTATTCAACCACAGCGTACTTATACCAGCAAAAAGCCCGTGTACTTTTGGTTGAGACCAATGGAAGTTATTTCACAGCGAGGTATGAGCCCGTGTATGCAAAATCATTAACAGTTAATCGTGGTGTTGACAACGTGTTGTTGTTTGAGTTTATCAATCAAGATCAAAAGCCCGTCAACATCACTGGCAGCAACTTTGTTTTTCGTATCATTGATCAAGAGGGTGTTGTGCTGCTGTTTGAAAAACCCATGGAAATCATTGCACCCACCAAGGGTAGAGTCAAGGTAGTAATCAGCAGTCGTGACACTGATGGTTTATTAGCACAGCCTGCCAGCTATAGTATTATTCGTGCTCAGGGCAACTATATAGAAGCAGCGTATGTAGACGACAACGCTGGTGCTAGAGGTGATCTAAACATCATGGACAGTGTGGCTCCCAAGCCCATTGCCAGTCAGCATCTCTCTGTACCAACAATTTATGGCCCGCCCGGCGATTCACAAGGACAGGCGCAGTACTACAGCAGTGAGGTTCTACAACCTAGTTTCAATACCACTTTTGAAATGCTGTTAGATGTGTACACAGGCACTATTAAGTTTCAGGGCAAACAGGATGACGAACTTGAGTGGGTAGATGCGAGTTATAGCTATGAATATGCAGCTGAATCAGGTTGGAAAGTGTACTCTGTGACCGGCTACTATGACAGGCTAAGAATTGCTTTTGACAATAGACTGGGTTACAGTGCCCAGGCCAGTGTTACCGCCACAGATGGTGTTATCACTAGCATAGACGTCACCTCCGCAGGCTACAGCTATTTGGCACCACCAAGAATTAGAATATTTGGCAACGGCTCAGGTGCTGTGGCCACAAGCACCGTTAATGACGCAGGTGGAGTACAAAGTATCACAGTGGTTGACGGCGGCGAAGGCTACACCCCATTAGCGATTGGTGGCACTGAATGTGGCACTGTGGTAATAGATGGTGGTGCTGTGTTGGACATTTTATACAGGTAACTACAGTGGCTACAACAATATTACTACAAAATCTTCAGAATGGCGTGCCTAACGGTAACTACGACGGATCAAGTCTTGCATTCTACACCGAGGCAGGCAAAGGCAATGGTTACTATCAAGGTTATGAAGCAGTGCAGACCATTGAAATGCGAGTGGAAAACTTTCAAGGCACTGTGTTTATTCAAGGAACTCTAGGCGCAATACCATTAGCATCCGCATGGGTTGATCTAGGATCTATTGATCTCAATGACAGCACACTAAACACCTTGACCACCAGCTTTCTAATATTTGGAGAATATACCTGGATTAGAGCTCATATGGTAGACTTTCAAGCTGGCAAGGTAGATTATCTCACTTCAACCTACGAAGTTCGTTTTGATTATTAATGAAGTTTGACAAAATTGTAGGATTTGGTGATTCATTCATGTGGGGAGACGAACTAGTTGACCCTATGCTCAAAGCAAAGCACACTTGTCCTGAACCTTACTGGCAAGAAAACATCAAATATAGAGAACAAAATTGTTTTCTAGGTCTTTTGGCACAACACTATCAAGTTCCTTGTGAAAACTTTGGATGGCCCGGCGGCAGCATGCAAAGCGCCAAATGGTGTTATCTATGGTGGAAACAACACGAAGTTTTGCCTTTGAATCGTTGTTTAGTATTAGTATGCCACACAGGGGCTAATCGCGAAAGTTACTACAATCGTCGTAGGCACATGTTTGCCAATGATCCACCTTGGCATAAATTCGTTCATAGTTCTTGGGTACACCATGCCAAGGCTGATGTTGAATCTGAATGGTCAAGTATGGTCAAGCAACACTTTACCTTGACCGATTGTCTTGAACTTAGAATTCTAAGATATCAAGAGTCTTTGATGTTTTGGCAAGGTGTACAAACATACCATGCCGCGGTTCTTCAATTTTGCAGTATTGATCCTCCAATACCAGACTGTGCTACTAACTCAGTATTAACCGACCGATCTCTCCAGAATTTGATTTGTCAAGATTCAAACTTGTCCTGTGAACATAGTCATCCCAACGAAAAAGGACACCAGGTCATCCGTGATCTGTTGATTACTGAGATAGATCGTGCTATAATAGCATTGTGATCGACGTAACCAATTATTTGCCAGCCAAGAGAAAAAGCACAAGCTCGGGCTGGATTTCATTCAACGCACCCTGTTGTGTACACAACGGGGAGACTGCCGATCGTCGGCAACGTGGCGGCATGAAAATTGCTGACCAAAGTTGGAGCTATCATTGTTTTAACTGCGGATACACAGCGAGTTTTGTGCCCGGACGTAATCTAAGCTTCAAGGCCAGAAAGCTGCTGACCTGGTTCAATGTACCACAGCAAGAAATTGAGCGTATAAATCTTGAGAGTCTCAAGTATCGCAGCATGCAAGGAATCATTGATGATCGCACACGCACAGCCAATGTGATTTCTGGCATACATTTCGAAGAAAAAGAACTGCCACCTGCTGCGGAGTTGGTTACACCTGAACATCAACTAGAATGGCAGTACTGTCGTGACCGTCATGTACCTTTGGATTTTCCTATAATGACAGTGAAAATCAATGACAGTGTGCATTGGACTAGACCACAGGTAATCGTGCCATTTACCTATGACAATATCATTGTTGGCTATACCTGTAGAATGTTGGACAAGCGTATTCCCAAATACATTCACGACATGCAGCATGGATATGTGTTTGGTGTGGACTTGCAACACACAAGCTGGCAGTATGTGATTGTGACCGAAGGTGTATTTGATGCACTGAGCATCGGTGGGGTAGCCGTGTTACATGCCGAAGTAAATGATGCGCAGGTCAAGATGATTCGCAATCTTAACAGACAGGTCATAGTGGTACCTGATCAAGACACAACAGGTATGAAATTGGTGGACAGAGCCATAGAACTGGGATGGAGCGTTAGCATGCCAGACTGGCCAGAAGATATCAAAGACGTGAATGATGCTGTGAGAACACAGGGACGCCTTGCAACACTGCTGCAAATCATGCAGAATTGCTTGAGTACCAAGCTCAAAATTGAACTGCGTAAAAGACAAATTGAAAAGAAACTGGCATAAACTTTGGGTATTCGGAGACAGTTACACCACTCCCTATGAGTGTGTGCATCCCAGCGAAAGCTTCTGGGGAGAATTTGCACATCGGGCACAGATACCCTTGGTCAATAATTGCTCACGTAGAAAAAACAGTTTTGACAGTGTGATGCAACTGGTGATTGGTTGTCACCAGCAATACGATTGGCAGCATGATGTGTTGTTAATAGGCATACCGCCCTTGGAACGTATCACAGTGTTTGACGATTTCAAAAACACTGCCTACACTGCTAGAAGGTTTTTCACAGACACGTGGATGGAAGAAGAGTTTGATGTGTTGTGCCACAGGAGCTTGATCAGTCTGCATGGTTACGAACAAGGTACCACTGTGGCATATCACATGCGTACATGGACTGAAGTGCAGGCCATGCGACAGGTATTCTTATTGACTCAATGGCTAGACAGTGTGCAAGCAGAGTATTTTATAATCAATCTTGAACAGCCTTGGGACAAAAACAATCATTGGCCTCCCAGTGAATTTTTGTTAGACTACTGTTTAAAACATCCTAGGTGTATTTTGTTTGATCACACCTATCGCGGAATCAACATTGATATAAATCCTCCCGCAGACTTTGAGCAACACGGTTGGGCCGGACATCATGGTGCTGCTGGTAATGAATATTTTTTAGAACAATCGCTTTGGCCTAGGTTTGTCAAGCTCAACACAGATTCTCAATAACTACTGCACGATGATTAAAGACTACAACATTGATGTACAGCGTTTGTTTCTAGAGATGATGCTAGAAGACGCACAGAGCTATGTGCGGGTACAAAATATCTTCAATCCAGAAAACTTTGATCGCAGTCTAAGATCCGCGGCCAAGTTTATCAAGGATCACTGTGATCAACACAAGACCATGCCTGACCGTGCGCAGATCTCTGCTGCCACAGGTGTCAAACTGTTGCCAGTGCCCGATCTCAATGAAGGTCACTTTGATTGGTTGTTGGAAGAGTTTGAAGGCTTTACACGTCGTCAAGAACTAGAACGTGCTATTCTCAAAGCAGCTGATCTTCTAGAGAAAGGCAACTTTGATCCTGTGGAAAAACTGATCAAGGATGCTGTGCAAATAAGTCTTACCAAGGACATGGGCACAGACTATTTTGCTGATCCTCGAGGTCGATTGATGGCACTGAAAAGCAACAATGGTCAGAACTCCACAGGTTGGCCTGCTCTGGACAAACTGTTGTATGGTGGTTTCAATCGTGGCGAACTGCAAATTTTTGCAGGAGGTTCTGGTTCAGGTAAAAGTCTGTTTATGCAAAATCTTGCTGTGAACTGGGTCACAGCTGGACTCAGCGGTGTGTATATCACACTGGAACTGGCAGAAGGTCTGTGCTCTTATCGCATTGATAGTATGTTAACCAACACAGCGGCCAAAGATATTTTCAAAGATCTTGACACAGTGGAAATGAAAGTCAAGATGGTGGCCAAGAAGTCGGGCAAACTACAGGTCAAATACATGCCTGCTCAAAGCACTGTGAATGACATACGTGCTTATCTCAAAGAACTACAAATACAAACAGGACTCAAGGCAGACTTTTTGTGCGTGGATTACTTGGATCTCTTGATGCCAGTGAGTGCCAAGGTTAGCCCCAATGATCTGTTTGTGAAAGACAAGTATGTGAGTGAGGAACTTCGAAATCTTGCTAGAGAACTCAACATATTGTTTGTCACAGCATCGCAATTGAATCGTTCAGCAGTTGAAGAAATTGAATTTGACCATAGTCATATCTCGGGTGGTATTTCAAAAATCAACACAGCAGATAATGTGTTTGGTATCTTTACTTCTCGAGCCATGCGCGAAAAAGGTCGCTATCAATTGCAGTTAATGAAAACACGTAGCAGTTCTGGTGTGGGGCAAAAAGTTGAACTAGAGTTTGACATTGAAAGTCTGCGCATACGCGATCTTGCAGAAGACTCAGATTATCAAGAATTCAAAAAACGTGCGCCCAGCATTTACGAAAGTCTCAAGGCTACCAGTAAACTGTCTGATGGTGAAGAAAACGCCACAGTGCCTGATGAACCGGGTAAGATCACAGCTGATGTACAAAGCGCCAAGCTCAAACAGCTCTTGGGTAAGATCAAACAGCAATGACCTGCGTTGATGCTTTCAAGAATGTCAGCATCAGTCGTGAAGGCGGTGAACTTCGCATAGCACCTTGTTGTATTGCTGAATCTCGCCCGGTGCAAAGCTTGGATTTTTACCACGATCCTTACTTGGTAAACATACGCAGTCAATGGCAATCTGGCACATGGCCCAGTGCTTGTATACGTTGCCAGCAGGCAGAATCATCTAATCAATCCAGTCGACGCATCAACAGCAATCAGTGGTACACAGATCATAACATTCACAATACAGATGTTGATCTATTGCGGTTGGATTATTGGACCGGTGATACCTGTAACTTGGCCTGTGTGATGTGTGGTCCTTGGGCCAGCAGTGCTTGGAAAAGCGAACTGCGTTTGCCCTTGATAGAACGACGTCATAACAGCAATGATTATTGGCAGCAGTTGCCCTTGGATGGTTTGAAGTATGTGCATTTTCACGGCGGCGAGCCTTTGTTGAACAAACAGCACAAGCAGTTTCTTGCTGCTATTCCCAACCCACATCAGGTACACATATACTACAACACCAATGCCACTGTGCGTGCGGAGAGTGATCTATTGGAGCTTTGGGCAGAGTTTGGTTTGGTACAGATTGATTTTAGTATTGATGACATCGGACCAAGATTCAACTACATCAGATATCCAGCACAATGGAATCAAGTGTGTGATAATCTTGAATGGTACAAACGCACTGTGTCTAATAACTGTATGTTTGCTGTGACCACTGTGGTTTCTGTGCTTAACCGCAGATATCAAGATGATCTAAAAAACTGGTTGGCCACAAACTTTACACAGTCTAGATTTCAAGATCCCGTGGAGCATAGATTACAAGACTGCGAGGGTGTATTAGATTATCGCAGTGTTACACCTGACACCGTGAAATATCTTGACAGTCTTGATCAACGTCGCGGAACAAATTGGCGAGAGCTGTTTCCGCTGGCACAACAAGACCTACTGTGCTAGGTATTGTGTGATTGGCAATGACTTGATGTTGCCTCGATTCACTTGAAAGAACTGACTGTTGTCGCGTCCTCGTATTTCACCTTGACCCACAATCACTGATTCATTGGTATAGCGTACCGGACGGTCTACAATTAGATCCACATACTCACCTTCACCCACACCCAGAGTAATAAAATGAATATATTGATTGCGATCGCGTTTGAACACACGGCTGTTGGCCACGATTCCAGCAAACTCAAAACGATCTAGATAGACATTGCGCACTCCCATGTTGGGCAGGAATCCGGGTGAGTTCCAGGCACCGTGCTCAACAAAGCTTTCCACCGGATCTTCTGTGATCCAATTGCCAAAGCCCAGTTCACGTAGGTCCCAACCAGCACGTTTGGCTTCGTTACGATACACCCAACGTGCATAGGAACCTTGGCAGTGCATGAGAGCTGCTCGCCAGAACTCGCGAGGATTGTGGGCTTTCTGATAAGCCAAGGCCCAGATCAGCCTGCCAAGATTCACTGCGTGCGCACGACATAGGCCAAAGCCCGAGAGACTCTGCATCTCCGCACGTATTTGTTCACGTTGGGGATGATCACCTAGTCGTGACATAAACTCCATGACCTTTTCTTCGTTGCGTTTGGCAAAAGCACGACGATACATGTCAGCTTCGTATGCGTTGACACCAATTAACTTCATGATCTTTTCTATAGCATCATCTTCGCACACTATGGCAGACTCCTGCACAGACTTCTTGGTCCAGTCATGAAAGAACGATGCCTTTTTGCGTCCCTCCACTGCCACAGGACGTACCAACGCTGTGGCAAACACACAGTCCTCTACTGATGTAGGACGTATGGCACGAAACAGTCTGCGCATGGCAGGTGATTCGCCTTGAGTAACACCCAGCACATCTCCACGCTGTAACAGGTCAGCTGTGAGTTCGTCGGTCTTGGGATACTCGTGTATCATTCTAGTGGGATCAATTTCCATGAGCTGACTTAGCCCACGATTGGCCAGGATATCTACCTTGAGATGCTCAAGATCTTCTACTTCGTTTTTGTCCAGCAAAATAAGATTGTCTTCACGGAACAGGCTCTGCGGTAGTTTACGATCAAAAACTATAACACCGCCGCAGTGTTTGCTCAAACAACGTTTCTTGCCCATGAGTTTTTTTTCTATGCGAGTGGCTTCTTCTACATCAATACCCAGTTTAGCATAGTCAATTTCCTTGGGTAGTCTACCACGGGCTCCCAGCCGTTTGGCTGCTTCTCTTCGTGCAGATTTTTCCTTGTACATCACGTAGTTGGATATTCTAGCGGTTTTACCCGGCCATGCATCAAATATGCGCTGCATGGCTAGTTCTTGACGATGATGTGGAACGTCAATGTCAACATCAGGTAGGTCATCACGGAAAGGATTTAAGAAACGTGCTAGGGGTATGCGCCACTCTATGGGATCAACATCGGTGATACCCATGAGATAACACACAAGACTAGATCCTGCTGAACCACGTGTCATGTGTGGTATGTCTTGATTGAGATCCAATACTCTGCGTATTTTTAAAAAATATTCAGTGAAACGTTGATTGATGATTATGCCAAATTCTTCAGCCAATCTCTCTTGATATTCTTCGTCTTCGGGGCAGGGTCTGCGAAATTCAGCCAGTAGTGCCTGTATTTGTTCTAGTTCGGTTGCCATGATATGCCTTTGTTTGCCTGTGCGATATTTAATTTGGTTGTGACTGAGGCCATTAAATATTGATAATATGAGTTTGCCAAAATATCTAGTGGCCTGCGGTGATAGTTTTTTATATGGTAGTGATTTATCTAGCACCGATCATACATGGCCTGCACTGTTAGCTCAAAATCTAGATCTTGAATATGTGTGTTTTGCACAGCCCGGGGTGGGAAATGCCCACATACTTCAACAGATAATTCAAGCACACAACCATTTCCAATCCACGGCTGTTTATATTATAAATTGGACCTGGATTGATCGTTTTGATTATGTAGACGTCAACGATGAACTCTGGCACACAGTACGGCCCGCATGTGATGACCCCACTAGAGACAGTTTTTATTATCGGTATTTTCACAGCGAACTAGCGGATAAATTCTATAATCTAGTGTATGTAAATTCAGCACAGGATATGCTGCAAGATCAAAAATATCTAATGACCTACATGGATTCACTGTTACTGGATCAAGAATATCATGCTCCAGATTATGTGCGTTTCCTACAAAATAAAGTCAAGGCGCAGCTAGGCAATTTCCAAGGGAAAAATTTTCTAGATTGGAGCAAACAAAATCAATACCCTGTGAGTGAGCGTTGGCATCCCTTGGAATCAGCGCATGCACACGCTGCACTGCTATGGCAACCACAGGTTGCTAGTTTAATTCAAACCCCAAATTCCAATAAATAAAGTATCAGGACGCAGATAATGCAAAAAAAGACACGTAGCATCCTTGAAGAACTAGAGGCCATGTATATTGAGCGCGACCAACGTCATGTTGTGGAAAGTCGCGCTAATAATATCATTGCATCAGCTATCAGACTCATGGAACAGATTGATGAAAGTTTTCCGGGCGAGCAAGCAGAAAACCTGCAGCGCAAGTTCTTGAACGCTATCAAATTCCGCGATCCCACAAAATTCACAAGAACAGTTAGGAAAACTGATGAAACTGGTTGAAATCACACTGCCCGTTAACGAAGTCAATCTTGGTGCTATACCCGGTGCCCTTGGCAGTTTGATTGGACAAGCTGTAACAGACAATACCCCCGGTGCCATGCCAGGGCAGGAGCGGCGTGCGGGCATGCAGCTTACGTCTAAACTAACTGATCAACAAGCACAAAGCATGAAAAAAACCTGGGCAGCGGCTGTACAGGCTGAAATGGCCGCACGTGGTATAAATGATATTCGCAGACTGCCAGCCAACAGATTACTTGACCTAATGAATTCATACATTGAAGACCGATTGTTTGCTGGTAGAATGAAAATCAATGATCTCAGTGCTCCATTGCCTAACATGATTAACCAGGCCGCACAGCGCA